AGTACCTCTTGGAGCAATGTTCCAGCAGATTTTAACTTGCACACAACAGATGGTAGTGACTTTTCGGTAGATTCTGTTGTATCAGGTGCAAAAACTATAACACTTACTGGTGGTAGTGGAACTACAAGCGTTAGTTGCCAACAGCCAAGTAATGGTAATATAGAACTAAAGTTTGCTTATTCTACAAGTGGAGATCCAGGAGTTAATGGGACTGGAAATAGTGGTAGTGGTTATGGAAATACTGTTAGCGGTATTTCTTATACATCCGGAACTTTGTATTTAAGATTTAAACTTGCAGAGGTTAAAGCAGACTCAGGAAATTTGAGTGCAGAAAATAGAACGATAACATTTACTAACAATAGTGTTAGTAATACAGATTTACAAATTAATTGTAGATTGTCAGGATTATAGAAAAGGACTATAAAATGGAAGTAAGCAAAAACAGTAAATTAACATTTAGTATTGAAACATTAGTATCACTAGCAACTACATTAGTTTTAATAGTTGGTATGTGGTTTACTCTACAAGCCGACATACAAGAGGCAAAAGAATTACCACCACCATCGGTGAGCAGAACAGAATACGATTTAAAGGACAAAATGATTAGGGATGCAGTATTGGATACACAAAAAGATGTATCAGAAATGAAAGAAGATATAAAGAGTATAGAAAATTATATCTTAAACAGTAAATGAGGGATATAGATGATAAAATATTATTGGCAATTTGGTGTATTGTTTGGGCTACTTTTATCGCAATCACCATTGTTATCACAAACTAAGCTAGAAAACCTACAACAAGTACAGTTTTTAAGCCAAAATGAGTGCGTAATCGTGCAAATTAATGCTGATTGGAACATCAGTGCGTCTATTGACTTAGATGCTCTAGGAACGCTTAAAAATTGTAATTGGTTTAATGCAAGTATAGATGATGCAGACTATGGTTCTATCATTGCAGAAGAATGGAAAGTAACATCAGTTCCAACAATTATTATGTTTGAGTATGGTAAAGAGATTAAAAGATTTGAAGCGGGTCTATCGTTTCAATTAGATGAAGAAAATATTATTAGATTAATTAATAAAGAAATAGATAAAATAATGTTAAGGAGATTTGAATGATATATTTCGCAAGATGGTTTAAAAATTTATTTTATGGTTCATTGTTTATGGGAACTCTACTATCCCAAGACTTTTTTAAATTTAGCACTATTTATGGTGCTTATAGTTTAAGTAGCCCTATAACTAAAGAACAACAGTTCCAGGTAACTGGGGGGCAGTTGCAAGAAATACTTAATGAAAGAGATGATCACAGTGTAATGACTTTTGGGATTAGGAAGTTAGCACGATTTGGCTATGAGAATAAGCCTGGTAAATTCTACACAGGTGCAGAAGCATCAATTAACGAAAGTGTAGCTATTGGTAATATTGTTACTGGGTGGGAATATGTAGTTGAGTATTCAGACCATAAAGAGTTTGAAGAGGAATTTACAAACCAAGAGTTTATGTTACGATACTTAGGAGAAAGGTTCTTAGTAAAAGCAAATTATGATTATAGAGGATATGAGGATCTAGAATTTGCAGCACTTGATATGCGTTATAAGAAAAACTTTGGGAACTTAGCACTATCGCTTGGTATAGCCGGTAGAAGCCACCCAACATACTTAGACTTCTTACCAATAGACTTATGGTGGGCAGAACAAGGAATTGATACAGATGAATTTACACCCTTTTGGGATTTTGCATACTTCTATGGATTTACAGATGAGTTTGTAGAGCAATTCACACAATATGGTTATAGTTACTTTGATTTTAAATGGTATAATGCAGAGGGTGAACTTGTTGCAAACACAGATGACCAATTCTATAAACAAGTTTATGGAGAGATTGTAAGAGAATACAATGAAGAGTGGGCAAAAGATAAAGGATATCAAAACGAATTAAGTTTATCTGTAGGTGCAGATTATTATAAATACACTCCCGATAATTGGTTTCACTTTTGGGTTACTACCTACCCAGTAACTAAGGGGATGTCTGACTATTCATTTAATTATGAATTAGCAGATTCTAATTTTGATTATGATCTTGGTTTAGTTTATGGGTGGAAACTAAATAAAAAGTTTGGTATATTTCTTGAGGGAAGATTCTTATCAATGTACGATGTTGAGTCTTACGAAATGAAAACTGGAATTAATTGGTTAATATACTAAGGAGAGTTATGAAACTTACAGAACAAAAAGATCAGCTTGAAAAACTAATCGAACAACACAATCAAACATCAGAGCAGTTGCAAATGTTGCAATCAACTCTTGCAGATTATAGATTACAAATATCTAAACAGCAAGGCATTGTTGAAGCATTACAATCTGTCGAAAAAGGAAACAAGGATGCCAAAACTTAATGTTATAACAAGTATAATTGATAAAGTTGCAGACAATGTTGATAGATTTACATTGGATAAAGAAGAAAAAGCAAACCTTATTGCAGAAATCAATAAGGCACAGCTTGAAGTCAATAAGGTTGAAGCCGGAAGAACAAGTTTATTTGTTTCAGGGTGGAGGCCTTTTGTCGGTTGGACTTGTGGGGTAGCACTATGTTATCACTTCGTACTTCAACCATTCTTAGCATTCTTGCTATTATCTTTTGGATACCCAATGGATCTTCCACAGTTCGATATGACTACATTGACTACGATCCTAATGGGAATGCTTGGAATGTCAGGTCTTCGCTCGTTCGACAAGATGAAAAAATCGGCATGACTAAGCGACTAGAGCAAATGAAGAGCCTCGTAGATGATGTTCTTAAAAAGTGTGGCCTATATTCTGAAGAAGCAGCGCAATTAGTTTTTTTAACTGGGTTGGTAGAGTCAAAATATAAATACTTATATCAGATAGGAGGTCCTGCAAGAGGTTATTTTCAAATAGAACCTTTTACTGCCTGGGATATTTGTCTTAATTATCTTGTATATAGAAAATCAGAAGCTAGAACTTATGCTAAAGCATTAAAAATTGATGAGGGTGTGTTGTTATTCCCTACAGAAGAGCTTTTAGAAGAGCTTTTACCCGAGAACATTGCATTAGGGATCTTACTATGCAGACTGAAATATTATAGAGTTCCACATCCATTGCCTAAAGATACAGATAGTATGGCAGCATATTGGAAACAATTTTATAATGCCGGGGGTAAAGGCACAGTAAAGCACTTTTTAGAGACTGTTGATGTAGCCGAAAAGGGTAATTTATAGTATGGTTAAAAACGAGCAACGTATTATAGAGTTAAAAGAAGTGAAGAAAAAAATGATGTCACTAGATTTATTAGACAACAATAGTTCATTTGAGTTTTCTTTAACACTACTTGATATGTTTCACATTATTGATAAGTTGGAAACCTTTAAAGAAAAAGATATTATTTGTTCAGATGAAGAGGCAGGGATAGCATGAGTAGATACGAAGCATATTGTAATACAACAACAGATTTGACAATGATCTTACCTGAAATTGATAATTTTGATAGGAAGAGATTAATTCAAAACTTTGTTGTGCATAGTGGATCAGTATATGTGAGTCATGATGCAGGACATATTAGTCAGTTATATATAGATGGATTAGAATGTACACTAGCATCTTCTCTTAGTGATGTAGATACAAATAATGAATATTTTTATAATAGTGCCACAGATGCACTTTATGTTAAATCTGCTACCAATCCAAACGATTTAGTTGTAGAGGCTTCAGAGGATTGGGAAACAATTAAAGCTAGAGTAACAAAAGAAAAAGCAGACTTTATAAGATCCTTTCTAAATAGACCTATCTATAAAATTAAGAACTCTAACTTACAAGGTGCTAATGCAAGAGAATATGATTATGTCATTATTTATTGTAATGCAGCTTTAGCAGTTGCAGAACTGGTTAGAACTTTAGATGTAGAAAAAGCAAACGAAATTGAGTTAAGAATCATGAATGAAAACAATGAGGGTTTGCTCGATAGAATTAAAAGAGGTGAGTTTCAATTATTTAATGAAAGCTCAGAAAGATTTCAGAATGGAGTTATTCACTTCATTACTTATAATGGTAGTTCTACCGGATCTATTCTAGATACAAAAGGTTTTCCAAAAGTATCATGGGACGATGTTAGACTTGTAATTACTACTGGGGGGACACTTTCTCCTGGAAGTGCTTCTACTATTAAATACTCAGTATATACAAAAGACGATAGTGGCCTAAGAAGAAACTTAGCAGTAGAGAATGAAATACTTACTGGAGCTTATGATCCTTTAGCCTATGGAGTGTATTTCAGAGCTTCAGAGGGAGTTTATACTACTAACGATGAATTTTCTATTGTGTTATCAGGAATGGCAGAAGACAATGCCAGTGTTAAGTCGAGACAGGCTTATAGATGACTATTACATTTACCAATATATCTGTAAATCATATATTGGATGGTCTTAAAAAAATAATCTCAACAGAATTTAAGAAAATGCCAATATACAACGATCTCCCATTCAGAGACAGGGGGGGTACGATGTTTTTAAATATTACTATTGAAAACGATGTTGGTGAGCAATCTTTTACTCAAGGAGAAATAAGGAAAATGGATGTCTCAATTAGGCTTTATCAGAGCTTAAAAGGGTTACAAGAGCATAATAAAAACAAATCAATTCAAAATAAATATGCAGAAAGAATTAGATCCTTAATTGAACAAAACTCAAACTATAGCATTGGTGGAGCAACTAAATGGATTAATGGAGAAGTATCTTCTGTTGATTACGAACCGGACACAGAGGAAGAAGAAGATAACTTTATGGTTTGTGAACTTTCTTGTGAGTTTATGACAATGCAAACATTTATATTGGAAGAATAATGGCTTTTAGACAAAGATTTAAAATAGATATTAATGATAGTTTATCTGATATAGTAAGATCTGAATTTCCAGGAATACCTCTGTATCAAGGAAATCACGATAGTTCTAAAAGTATGTTTTTTAAAATAAATAAAAGTTTAGACTCATTAACCGAGGCAAGAAGAAGATCATCTGACAGATCCTATAATGTTGATTTACAATTTTTTGTTAGAAACTTCTTACCTAGAAAGAGAAATAAGGGCTTAGATGCTGCATATCGTCATGCAGAAAGGCTTAAACAATTATTATTTAGCTATAGAAATCAACTTATAGCAACAAAAGATTTTATAACCAGTGCTAATAAGAATTTTATATTATCAGATGGGCAATCATTTAATGTAAGAAAGAACCAAGAAGACCTTTATGCTTATCATGGATTAAATGTAAATAATGTGAATTTAACTGTAGAAGAAAGTAAAGGATACTTTGTTTTTAACTTTCAAATAGAAGCAAAGATAGAAAAGATTTTTAACTCGTAAACCTTTTAAGGAGTATATAGATATGAAAATAAAATTAAAAAAAGGGCAAATAGTACCAAGAGACAATAGTTTCAGTGGTTTATCTAAAGAAGACTGGAATAGTCTTAATGCAGGTAAAGCAGTAGAACTGGAACAATTACCTAAAATGGTAAAGCCTTTTATAGAACAAGAAAAGTCAGTAAAGGAGAAATAAGATGGCGATTTCAGGAAACGCTTTTTCACCAAAAGAATTTGAACTGGGAATAGCACAAGAAACAACTTGTGGAACAGCAAAAGTTGATACACTAATTGGTGTTAATGTTGATTCTGTTAGTTTTCCAACTCTAAATCCAACACAAGTTTTAGATGTCAGATCACATTCAGGTAGAGTAGCACAAAATTTAGACGTGTTTTTATCAAAAGCACAAACAGTTAAAGAGATTAGTTTCTCGGGTATATTAGACACACAGATAGCACCTCACCTTATCGAGGGTGTAATTGGTAGTGCAAGTTCAGATGCTGCTGGAGCAAATGAATTATTTCAAATTTTAGATACTTTTTCTCCTGGAGATATTGTTTATGGCACTACAAGTGGTGATAGAGCCTTTACATATACAGTAGCAGTTATTGTTCCTACTTCAGGAAAGTCAATTACAATTCCAGGGATGGTATTTACAAGTCTTACTATTTCTGCGGATATGGGAGAAGAGGCCGGAAGATATAAATTTGAAGCAACAATGCAATCAGGTAAAAGTGCAAACTTTGATGCTACTGCAGCTATTGCAAGTGGGACACCTTATACTGCTAATTATTATAGTTTAGGTGATTCAAGTGTAAGAACAGTTGCTGGGGTTGCTGATAATTTAATTCAATCAGTATCTCTTTCTATTGAAAATCCTGCAAACTTTCATGGATTTAGTGGAAATGACTTTGAAGTTATTTCTAGAGCTATTCCGGAAATCTCAGTTAATTCTGATATTACAATGAAATATGATGGCAATTCATTAGAACTAGATAGTCAATTTGGCTCTGCTCAGACTTCGGGTGGGTTAATGACTGTTGTAGGTACTAATGCAGCGATCGAATCAGGAACAGATGGTAAATTTAACTTTGAAATTCCAAGTGGTATCTTAACTAACTTTGCATTTAATGAGGGAGCAGCTATGATGGTTGATGTTTCATTAAAAGGAACTGCGGATCCTGCAGCTAGTGGTCACGACAAAGCAGCGCTATCAATTAAAATATAGTTGTTTTTAAAAGATCTTAGAGTTATTATACAAGTATGTCAGATAAAGTAAAAACAAAACATGGCGAGTTCGATGTCAAACCTCTGTCTTTTAAAGAAAGAAGAGAACTTCACAAGCTAGAAATTCAAGCAGCCAACATAGATGGTGAGATGGATTTTGGTAAGTACATTGAAATGATAGATTGGATTTTAAGAAAAGCACTCATTAATCCCGAGCAGAAATTAGAGGGATTGGATGACAATCAAATAGATGATGTTGGTAGTGAGTTATACACTTTCTATAAAAACTCTAATAAAAAAAAGACCAAAAAGTCAGAATAATAACTTGGTTTAACTATTTTGGTTATCCCGAGTCTAGTTTCCCCACACTTAAAGAAAAAGATGAATATTATTATGCTTTTTCTCCTACTTTAAACAAACAAATTAAATATACTATCGATGAAATATGGAATGAAGTCGATAGGATATATCATATAGATTCACAAGGCAAGTTCACACCTGGAAACAATTTATATGTATATATACCACATTTCTGTAATCCTAACTTCTTTTATGATTCTTATGCGTTGTATGATATTGAAGAATACTATTATATAAAGTCTTTTAATATTCCATTGACTAACGATCTTCAAAACGAAAATTACGACAAATTAGTCATCTTTCGCACTATAGATAGAGAGCATACACAATGCGAAATTTACAAATCAAGAAAAGAAAATGGCACAAGTAGCTGAAAAATTAATTATAACAGTAGATGTTAAGGATTCTGCTAAGGCAAAGAAAGCCTTAAAGGGCATAGAGGTAGGATTTAAGCAGACAGGTAAAGCCGGTAAAGATGCTTTTTTCAATATCAGACAACAATCCAAAGGCCTTAGAAGAGATCTTGGTGCTTTAAGAAATAATTTATTAGTTGTTGCATTTGCAACAGAGGGTGTGCGTAGAGCATTTAAAGGATTTTTAGATGCTAGAGGATCTCTACAAAAATTTGAAGCTCAATTAAGATCCTTTTCAGGAAGTTCAGAAATTGCATCTCGTCAATTAAAAACTTTTATAGACCTAGCTGCTAAAACACCATTTACTGTTGAAGACATTGTACAAGGTGGTGTGCAATTAGAAGCATTTGGTGCTAGAGCAGAACCTTTAATACCTACTATTGCTAACCTTGCTGCACTTATGAACCGATCAATTCCCGAAGCTGCCAATGCTTTTGGTAGGGCTTTTGCGGGGGGTAGAGGTGCTGCAGATGTATTTAGAGAAACAGGTATTTTAGCTATTATAGATGATTTTGAAAGTTTAGATGAAACTTTAAATAAAGAAAAACTTAGTCTAGAAGAATTTAGAATAAAGATGATACAAGCTCTATCTGATCCGGATGGAAGAGTTGCTAATGGTATTAAAGAACTTGAGGGAACATTGTTTCAAGCATTTGCTAACATGGAAGACTCGGTATTTATGTTTAAAGCTAGGGTTGGTGAAGAGTTAGAACCTTTATTTTTAAACTTTGCAAATAACATGACTAGGTTTTTTAATGCTATGGATACTGATAGAATTAGAGACTTTGGAGCAGTATTAAAAGTTGCATTTATTTCTGCAGTAGGACTTGCAATACAGAGTATAATTCTTTGGTCTGCATCTATAATTAAGGCTAGTATGGATATGGCATTATTACAAACTATGGTAGTAAGCACCACTGTATCTTTTACAGCATTAAATCAAACAATAAAAAGAAATGCTATTGTACTATTTATTACAACTGTAGCAGCCGCAGTGGCTATTTTAGATAGATTAAAAAATAGAGTTAATGAAGTAGATGATGGTCTTGCAGATCAAGCATTAACTATTGAAGAATATATAGAAGAATTAAAAGGACTTGCCAAGGAAGATGCTTTTGCAAAACAAGAAAAAAGTGTTGCAGAAAATATTATAAAATTACAAGAGCAGTTAGCAGTTCTTTCTGCTACTAATGCAGTGGATAAAGAACAAGCAAAGCTTGTAAGAGAATTAACTAACGAAGAAAGATCTCTTATAAGACAAATAGAAAAAAAGAAAGAAGCATTAAAAGAAATAACAAGAATTGATAGAGAAAGAGATACTTTCCTTAAAACTATGGTTAAAACCGAACAAGAAAATTTAATAGCATCACAGGCTAAAACAAATGCAAGTATCTCTCTTGGTAAATTAGATACTTCTAATTTTGAAATGAACGAAAAAAGAAAGGCTGCAATATTAAGTGAAGTCTTTACTAAAGAAGAATCATTAAGACAATTATTTTTCCAAAAAGGATTAGAGTTAAATAGAGTCAAGCTACTTGCTGAAAATATGCGAGAAGCTGCAAGACTTGCAATAAATGTAAAGTATGCTAGACTTAGAGAAGCAGTAGAAAAAGAATCTGCGGAAAATATTCAAGCTATGCTAGATGGTTTTAAAGAAAATGATGTATCTACAAAAGAAGAAGAATTGTCTGCAATAAGGAATTTTAATTTATTAGTAGAAGATTCATACTTTAATATGTATAACAATATCCAACAACAATTTGCTAAAGTAGTAAAAGCGAATATGGATCAGGAAATTAGAGCATTAAAGAAAACAGACAAATTTAGAAATGCTTCTCAAGAACAGAGAGAAGACATGGAAAATGACATAAAAGAAAAGTTTGCAGATCAACAACGACTAGCTTTTATGGCTCAACAAGCATTACAAATAGCACAAGTAGTTATGACATTTCAAAGAGCAAAGTTTGAAATTGAAGCTGCAGCTAAGGCTGCTTTTATGGGCGGGGATAAGGGTGCTATCTTAAAAGGAGAAGCTCTTATTAAGTCATTAAAAATATCTTCTGCCATTCAGTCAGG